AAAAAAACTATGGGGTGAGTCGCAGTCACACCCACGGTTCCGGCCCCCCGCCGCCCCTCAACAATGACACTCTAATGCATCACGCCCACTTGGTCTGTGCGCACAAGGTAGTCAAGATACTGCTGCTCGTCCTGGGATGCCAGCCACGCCGCCGGCCCCACCAAGGAAGGCACATCAGTCTGGATGCCCACTGATGCTGCGAACCGCTGTCTAAACCTGACCCCTGTGACCTTGCCCGTGCGCTCCAGCACACTGTCCACGTCGTTGACCGATCGCGGCTGGGTCAACTCCAGCAGGACGCGTCGGTCAATAACCGCTTTTGCCATGAGTTGTGCAGTAGCTGCGATGGCGTCATCGTCTTTTCTCCCGAACACCTGTGATGCTGCAGACCGCAGCGTGTCGCGGTGCCGTTCGGAAGCACGCACCGCGTCAATCGTCACCCGAATCGTAGCATCAACATCAGCAAGAATGCGATGCACAATTGGGTCCACCCCCATGTAGTCAGCCATCAGCGCGCGCACGTACAACTTGTCGTCTACGGAGTTTTCCGTTGGCCTAGCGACCAACTTTGCAACGACGTCACCGTGCGGCCGCGTGATCGCCATCCCCGCAGGGGTACGAACCACAGCCCGCGAACAGAATCGAATACGATCAAGACGGTCTGAGACCTCGGTCTCGTCTTTCTTGAGCCGCATGCCGACTTCCGATAGAAGCTCGGCATGGTCGTCCATATCGTACTCGACGCCGTGCGCCTCAAACAAGGAAGTAATTATGAGCTGGTTGTCGCCATACGACAACAGCGCCCCATCCGCACTACGCGCCATCGCGGCGATGTCAATGGGTTTCTCGGCGAGGCGCATGCGACGCGCAAGCAGCGCCAGAGCCAACAGCGTGTTGGCGACGGTGTTCAAGAGCGACGTGTAGAACGAGCCACTGGGCATGCACCCATACAGGTGTACGAGATACCCCGACGGGTGTTCAACAAGTTTTTCCATGAGCGTGCGCCGCATGTACCGACACGATGCCTCACGAGAGGCCCGATCAAGGGGAGCTAGTTTCGACTTGTCGACGAACGCCTCAAGAGCGTCAAACGATGTACCGATAAGAAACTCGGACATGTTAGCATCCCACTTCTCGATGTCAGACATAACTGCCTTACACCCGCCACGCAGCCTGGATCCGTCCGGACACGCCGCCTCAACGATGCGCGTGAACTTGACAGCTCGCCCGCGGCCCGGACCGAAGCCCGGCCCGTGGAGCGGGTCCCGGTCTTGCAGCGCGTGGGAAATGTCGCTATGCAAGAACGCGCCCATCGCATACGAGCACGGTGATGGGTTGAATATGAAGCGCGGCACCGGCGCGACGCGCTGCCCATTGACAATCTTCGCCTTCTTCGGCTCCCGCTTCCCGAAACTTGTGGTCACGTGGTCGAGGCGGTCAACGAACGCCGGAGGAGACATACCAGTGGGCATGTTGCGGCCAGCAACAGTAAAACCCTGGACGTGCTTGGACAGCATGTCCAGCGCACGCGGATCCCGCCTCGACTCGACACCGTGCTTCCTGTACTCCCCGGCGTTGCCGGTGGTGAACATCGCATCTAGCCCCTCAGGCGTCGCGTCGGAAAACGGCCGCGCCTCAGCCGCCACACCGGCATCGCTCCACACCCGCCACATCACCTGCACCGCCACCAGAAAGTCGGTCTTCGTATCAGCCGACACGCCCTCCACGCGCTCATGCACATACTCAAGGAATCGCTTGTGCAGGGTGTCTGGGTCGTGCGTTGTATAATCACCCAGATCAACCGCCTCATCCAACGAGTCCTTGACGACCTGGGGGTAGCCCGGCCGCCGTTTCGCCCTGTGCAGTGCGTCGAGTGTCGGTCCAAGCAAATGCCGCTCCGTGGTCACCCGCCGGGCCTTATACCCGTACGAGAATGGCAGTTGGTACCTACACACCTGGAAGGACGGATTGCGCAGCATGCCGCGCTTTCTTATGGCCCCCTCCATCCGCGACGACTTCCTCTCGAACTCAGCTCCCCCTTTCGCTCCCTTGTTTTGCACCTTATCCAACCCCTTCAACCCCTCATACCGCGAATCCGCTGAGTCGCCGCCAATATCAACGTAGGGGGCGCGATGCACCGGCGCCTCGGGCAGCACAGAATTGGCCTCTATGACGCTAGGAATCAGGACCACGTCATCTGCTCTGCCCCGTACACCGCTGAGGTGCACAGTGAGGTTCCGGCGCCGCACGCCCCCCCGTGAATACTTGTCGGCCACCCACTTCAACGCCCCCTGGACGGTATCTTGGCTCGCACGCTGCAGGTGCGGCGCCATCTCTGAAACAGGACGACACGCTACCTGCACATGTGCGATCTCGGAAGTTACCGTGCTTACTGACATGTTGCCGAAATTAAAATATATATTCG